GATCCGAAACACGTCTAGACGCCAGTGGAACCAAGAATTCGAATGTTCGTTTTTGGGAAGTTCGAACACGCTCATTGAAGGTGATGTCCTTGCACGACTAACGTGGATCAATCCAATCCATGTATCTCAAGACGAGTGTATGGCTATCTGGGAAAGACCTATAGAAGGCCACACGTATACACTTGTCGTTGACGTGGCCCACGGTCAGGGCCTGGACTATTCAACGTTCCATGTGATCGATGTTACGACCGTGCCCTATGTTCAGGTTGCGCGTTACCGTAGTAATGTGATTTCTCCACTTGTCTTACCGACACTCATTGCCAGAGTCGGAACCGAATATAACGACGCCTATGTCATGGTAGAAGTCAATGACATCGGGGCACAAGTCGCCGACATTCTGCATCATGAATTGGCATATGAAAACTTGATGAAGATGCAAAAGAAGCAGGGTGGTGCTGGACAACAACAGGTTTCTGGAGGTTTCGGACAAGGCAAGAAGGTTCAGTTGGGAATCAAGACTTCAACTGGAACCAAGAGACTTGGTTGCGCCAATCTCAAGACCTTGATTGAACAGAACAAGCTTATAATCAAAGACTATCTGACGATTAAAGAACTAACAACGTTCACCTCGTCACTCCAGTCATTTGCGGCTGAACCGGGAATGCACGACGACCTCGCAATGGCTCTGGTTCAGTTCGCATGGCTGGCCGCACAGAGATATTTCAGAGAAGCATCTCAGCCAGATTCGCACATGGACATTCGAGCCGTGCTTGAAAGGGAGCATCTGGATGCCGATGATTCGGAGCAACTATTTTTCGGAATGTATTCGGACGGACAAGTCACAAATGAAGGCGCAGGATTTTTTAGGCCAGAAGATGAACACGACTTCGATGATTATGGCACAAATGTCCTTGATAAGATTCCTGAAAATGGACAAGGAGTCCCGATTCGAAAGGTAAGGAAGGACCCACTCAGGGGGTTTCCGGATGATACCACCACGACTGAGGTCATACAACGCTCGTTTCCTGAGTGGTTTGAAGGGGATAAATATTATCCGAACGAACTATGGCCCAACTTTGGGACCAAAAAGACTTGAAAATCTCGTTTCTATAAATACTTGACGAGATTTTGCATTATATTAAAGGAGATTACTCATGGGAATTCCTTCACTAAGCCCAGCAGTTACCGTAAACGAATACGACTTGACACTTACGGCTAGGGCTATTCCTCAGACGACCGGCGCTATCGTCGGGCACTTCCAGTGGGGTCCGGTCGAAAGACGAATTTTGATCGATTCCGAAGCCAACCTTCAAAATTGGTTCTTCATTCCCAACGACGCGACCTACAAAAATTGGATGACGGCCTCATCATTCCTAGCATATGTTTCGGGTCTTTGGGTTACTCGCGCAAATTCAGCATCACATTTGAACGCAACAACTACCGGCGCAGGTATTCCTATCAAGAACGAAGGATTCTATGAAGCCAATTATCTGATCAGCGGTTCGTCCGCATCAGGTCTGTGGTCTGCTAGATATCCCGGAGAACTTGGAAACTCGCTGAGAGTTTCGCTCTGCGGTTCAAACGCAGCATTCGAATCCAAGACAACGGTCACGGCTCAGTTATCTTTGGCAAACGCAAACGTATTCTTCTCTGGAAACGTTATTCTCGATTCGACAAGCCCAGTTTCCGTAGGTGACTACATCAGCTTCAATAACGGTGGTGCTAACACACCATTCTTGGAAGTCTTGCAGATCAATCCAGCTAACGGCTACTACATCACAGTCAGCAATCCTTCCGCAATCAACATTGCAAACTCTACGGGTGCAGTTGTTACTCGTCAATGGAGATACGCAAGCCGATTTTCATCTGGTCCAGGAACCTCAACGTATGTGTCTCGTCAAAACGGCGCAAATGACGAAATCCATATTGTGGTCGTTGATAAGGATGGCAAGTTCTCAGGAATCGCAAACACGGTTCTGGAAGTCTTCCCATATGTTTCCGTGGCCTACGATGCGTCCAACTATGACGGAACGACCAATTACTTCAAGCAAGTGTTGCTCAACAAGTCTCGCTACATTTACTGGACGGCAAATCCGTCTGGCGGAACGAACTGGGGTATTCCAGCAAACGGAACAAACTTTGCTGTCATAACATCTCCAACATATACCAACCTATCTGGTGGCGCAATCGGCGTTCCTAACGACGGTAACATCATCACCGCGCTGGGACAGTATGCAAACCCAGAAGAAGTTGACGTATCATTCCTCATCATGGGTGAAGCATCGAACACAGTTGTTCAGTATGCCGTTCAGTCCATCGCAGAAATCCGTTATGACTGCATGGTCACATTCTCACCAGCACTTTCACACGTTGTCGAAACGCCTGGTAACGAAATGACGAACATCATTAACTATGCAACACCTCTGTATCACTCAGCCTTCGCCGTCATGGACTCGGGTTGGAAATACATGTATGATCGTTACAACAACACATATCGTTATGTTCCTCTGAACGGCGACGTTGCCGGTCTGATGGGTCGCACACTCAATCCGTGGGATTCGCCAGCTGGACCAAACAAGGGCCTGATCAAGAATGCGATCAAGGTTGCTTGGAACCCAACGAAGGCTCAGAGAGACGAATTGTATCGTCGTGGTATCAATCCAATCGTGACCTTCCCGGGCGAAGGAACCCAGCTATTTGGTGACAAGACCTTCTTGACCAAGAACACGGCATTTGATCGTATCAATGTCCGTCGTCTGTTCTCGTTCCTTGAAAAGGTCATCGCCAAGGCTGCCCGCGGATCATTGTTCGAACTGAACGATGAATTCACTCGCGCCCGCTTTGTTTCCCAGATTGAACCTCTTCTTCGCGATGTAATGGGTAAGAGAGGAATTTATGACTTCCGCGTTGTTTGCGATGAAACGAACAACACTCCTCAAGTTATCGACTCCAATCAGTTTGTTGGTGATATCTACATCAAGCCTGCACGCTCAATCAATGACGTTCAGTTGAATTTTGTTGCAACTCCAACTGGTGTTGCGTTTGACGAAATTATTGGAAGATTTGGATAATCGGATAAGTAGATAGAAATAAAGGAGAATACCAATGCCATTTGAAGTCAACCAATTCCGAGCAAACATGCCACTAGACGGGGCACGACCAAATCTGTTCCAGGTGACTATGCAGTTTCCGAGTGCCCTCGTAGCCGGGGGTTCTCTGGATGCTTCACGTAAACTCACATTCCACGCACGTTCGGCACAGTTGCCGGGCGTGTCTGTGGGACAGGTTCCAATTCAGTATTTTGGACGTGAAGTCAAGCTTGCCGGTAACAAGACATTCCAAGATTGGACGCTAACCATCTATAACGACGAAGACTTCGTAACTCGTAACGCCTTCGAACAGTGGATGGCCGCGCTCAACTCACATACAACGAACCTACGATCTGGTAATGCTCGCAGTTCTTTGACATACGGAATCGACGCAAAGGTCGACCAGTTTGCAAAGACTGGAGAAATCATCAAGTCGTATAAGTTTGTTGGCGTATGGCCAACTGATCTAAGCCCAATCGATCTAGACTGGTCTTCGAACGATACACTTGAAGAATACACCGTAACACTTGCATATCAGTATTGGACGGCCGAAGCAGACGGAATCAGATAATCTGTCTTTACATCATTTAGAGTTATTAGAGAGGCGAAACTATGGCTGATCAAAATCCTATTCAGCAGGAACCACAGAAGAGAGGTGGATTCAGATTGTTTGGGTTCACCATCCTAACGGATGATGAACTAGAAAAGCAAAAGCAGAATCCATTTGACTCTAGCAAAATCAAAGAAAAGGCGTTCTCTCCTCCTCAACAGGATGACGGAGCAGTCGTTGTTCAAACAGGTTCGTATTACGGGACCTATGTGGACCTCGACGGCGTTTCGCGTAACGAAGTCGAACTCATCACTCGCTATCGTGAAATGGCCATGCAGCCAGAAGTTGAGTCCGCACTTGACGATATTGTCAATGAGGCAATTGTGGAAGATGCAGAAGGCATTATTGTGGAACTTGATCTGGAAGATGTGAAGATCGGTGATAAAGTAAAAGACAAGATTCACGAAGAGTTCGAATATATCCAGAGAATGGTGAACTGGAAAGACATGGCGCACGAAATCTTCCGTCGCTGGTATATCGACGGTCGTCTGTTCTATCATATCGTCATTGACGAAACTGATCCTAAGGCCGGCATCAAAGAACTTAGATACATCGACCCGCGCCGAATTCGCAAAATAAGGGAAATTCTGAAGACGAAAGACCCACGCACAGGAATTGATCTTGTCGCGAAAACGTCGGAATACTTCCTATACAATGATCGCGGTGTTCTGGGTTCTTATACAAATCTAGGAACAAGAATTGCCGTCGATTCGATCATCTATGTCACGTCAGATCTCCTGGACTCCAGACGTGCGATGGTCCTCTCATAT